GATCTTCGACAGAACCGTTTCATCCACCTTGGGTTTCCCCGATTCGGTGAACTCATCTGGCTTCCACCCCAGATGGTTCTGCAACACCCAAGCAATGTGATCCCGAGAGTTTGGATTGAGATCCACAAGGCGACACATAGTTGCATCAGCCACGTACCCTCGAGGTCCGTTGTCTCGCTTGGGGGTGAAGAGCCCTCCGTCAACGAACGGGAACCGTTGTCTCAAGCGCTCGTTGAGAGTATTCAGTTGTCCATTGATCTCTAGTTCTAGTTCCAACGCCCCTTGAACGTTGAACGCAAAACCAGATCTCTCCTGCAGGGCGATGAGACTTGCAAATCTCATCTCAAGGTCTACGGCACAAGGGATGCTTTCGGCCTTAGGTTGCAACCTGTGCCAAAGCTTAACATTTAGTTCCGTATCGCAGACACATCTCTCAGCTAGCTCAGTGGTGAGCTCACTGAAATCAGTTAGATCTGCGTGTCGTTTGTTGTGTCCCAAACGAAAGCCATAAGCCTCAAGGCTGTGACGGCCGTAAAGCTGCATTGGCATCCCTTCCCACTTCTTCTTGAAGTCGATGTCCAGGATGTTTGGGTACAGCATCCGACACAAGATCAACGTGTCGATCAGCTTTCCCTTTGGCTTGAAGTCGGGGTACACCTGCTGGATCGCAGGGATGTCGTACTGAATGATGTTGTGTCCGACTAAAACCTCCGCGTTCTCAAGGATCTCCAGCCATTCTTTTGGATCCTTAAGCAGCTGCGTCTGGTTCCCCGTATGGATGGCACAGCAGTGAATCGTAGTCACGTCCCTCGGTTTGAGGGCATTCGTCTCCACGTCGAACGTTATCGTCGAGGAAGAACTCAAGCCGCCTGCTGTAGCAGTAGTCAAGGAAGTCCTCGAGTCTTTCGTAGGGAAGCTGGTGGCAGGAGTCATTGGACTTAAAAAAGGACTGGAGATACCTCCTCGCCTTTTCAGTCACAGCCAGAGCCGTGACCTTAAGCGAGTTCATCTCCGAAATGTGAACGTCAAAAGTCGGTTTCAAAAGAATCATCAAACTCGGCGGATTTACTTTTACCGCTGTCTTTAAACTCCAACATTCTGCCCGTTGCTTCGTTATATTTCACGGTCCCGGATACACCACACCACCCGGTAAAGCGATTTTTGAGCACTCGGATAACTGTTCCATCTTGTTCGCTGTCAGATTGCTGATCGCGCTCAAGCCCAAGACAGATATCACTAAGTTGGCCGATAGCAGCGCTGCCACGAAGTTGTGATAGTGAGGTTTGAGCTCCGTTTTCATGGCCTTTGTCTCCTGAAGGACGGCGTAAGTGTGACACAAGAAGCATTCCGCAGCCTGTTTCTTCAACAAAGCTTCGGAGTTTTGTCATCGTTTGATCGATCGCCCTGCGTTCGTCACCTTGGTCGAGACCTGAAACAAGAATCGACAGGTGATCAAAGACAATCCAGTTGCACCCGCAACCAGTAACCAGATGGCGTATACGGTTAAGCAGAACGGTAGGGTCAAGAGAGCCAAAGTGGTCGTACAGGTATAACCTGCCCGTTCCAAGAGTTGCCTCAAAAGCGGTTTGGATTTGTCCATCGGTGAAATGGCCGCGATCAATGTGGATTGGGTAGTCGAGCTCCATGCCGACAAAACGCCTAGCAGTACGTCGAATGTTTTCCTCCAGTGCAACGTACCCAACGGTTTCGTTTTGTTTAACCAATAAGTCATACGCAATTTCTGATACAAAAGTACTTTTCCCAATTCCAGAACCGGCCGTCACCGTAACAAGTTCCCCTTTCCTGAGACCGTGAAGCTTGTCGTTAAGGAACTTGTACGGATACAGCGCACTGTCCACCTTGGGGTCTTCGAGAACAATCTGTAGCAGCTTGCTACCGCTCACAATCCCGTCTGGTTCGTACTCAGCAGCCGTCCAGACCATTTGCATAATGGCCTTGCTGTCGCTAGCTACAAGAGCCTCGTTGGCGTCTTTGTAGCCATCGATCTTGCCGATCTTCCCTCGACGGGGAGGAAGCAGTTGTACAGCTTTCTGTACAGCTTTTTGTCCGTGCTCATCGTTGTCAAAGCACAGGATGACCTCCTCAAACTTCAGAAGCCAATCGAGGTTAGATCGTATGCACTTCTCCGCAGAGTCAGCACCATTAGGTAGTGATACGCACGGCCAGGTCTTCCTGATTGCTGCATAGGAAAGGCAGTCGTATTCACCCTCAAACACAACAAGTAGCTTTCCTCCTGATCCCCACTTCTCCTGCCCAAGAAATGTATTGTCAGGATTGGAGCCGTGTTGAACGAACTGTTTGTTCGGTTTACGAATCTTGTACCCAGTGAGACGACGTTCCTTGTCGTAGATAGGCCAGTAGTACGCCTCACTGTCCCCGTAAACACCTTTGAAATACCCGAAGGCTTTACAAGTCTCTTCAGGGATGCAACGGCTTGGAATGGCTTTGTAAGTACCAAGGATTGGATCGATCTCTTGGCTGGTGTGAACTTCATTGATGGGCATCTGGAAAGAGGAAGAAAGGTGGTAACCACAACTAGGGGTGAAGCAGTGCTGTCCCCCATCGTCGTAGAGAGCAACGTTGTCGCGTGATCCACACCGTGGGCAGCTCAACCTGCCGACAACGCGAGACATAAAAAGACCTCCAAGGTGTTCAGCCCTGGAGGTCCTTCGTTCCTTTTCCGATCAGACTATAGCAGCCAATCGGTCGGGATGTGGGGACCTTCACACCAGGGCACGTTGTGTTTGTTGCACCAGTCGGCGTAGGAGCTTTTCCCGCCTTTACTGAGCTTTTGATGCGGCTTTTGCAGGACCATCCGGATGTCCACACCAGAGTGCTGCTCCTTGAACAGCTTGATGAGTCTCCGGTCCTCTTGGTCGAAGTAGCCCTTGACCTCCAGCACAACTCCGTTATCTAAAACGAAGTCAGGGGTGTAGCTACGAGGGATTACGAGGTTGTACTTGTGTTGCTCGTACTCCCAGTACACCCCGCTTTTGTTGAGGTCATCAGCTACTTGACCTTCAAAGCCCGAACGAAATCCGTCAGCTTGGCGTTTGCCGTACTTGTGGAATCGTCGGGCCATTTACTCAAAAGTCAGGATCGTCGCCCGTGATAGTAGCAAGTTCCTGAACGTTTGGTTTGGATTGCTTAAACCCAGCCTGTTTGGTGAAAGCAGCAGCAATATCAAAATCACCACTGTCTCGACTGGTAGCAGTCACAGCTTCAATCACTTGCAGACCCTTAGGGCACAAGCGAAGACCACCACGCATAGAACGCTTGGGGTGGAACATTGGGTTCATAGCCACGATGACCTTGGTACCAGGCTTTAGGTACAGGTCCTTGGCAAGAGGCTGAAGCTCACTGTCCACAGCGGGGAACGGGAACTCCTCATACGCCAGCTTTGCAGTCAACTTGATCACTGCACTGCCGTCCTCGTTCATCTCAAACGGAGGATCAAAGAAAGCTTTCTTACCAGTCTCATTCCGATACCAATCACAGGCACGGTCGTACTCCTTCGAGATCTCATCAACGATCTCAGTTGCGTCTTGAACTCGAACCTTGAGACGGAAGTCGCACGGTGCGTTCTCAAAGGTTGGAGTGTCGTAAAAGCTGGGGATGTACCCAACCAGTTCGCCTTGGATCTGCATCTAGCAGGATTTGAAAAGGACTCACAGAAGATACGGAGTTGCATACAGCACTGCTAGAGGTTTGGGACAGCTTTTAAAGTGGCCCTTTAGAACCACAGCAACAGACTCTTCTAATTAAGTTTTGAAAGTCTTTTTTAAAAGGCTTTTGTTGTTGTTGTTTTAAAGGCCCTCTTAAACCTTCTTAAATGACCATTAAAGAAACCAACAAAAAAGACCTTTCTTTTAAAGACATTCAAAGAATCATTAAAGATGCTGATGCAACTGATGATGATTACTTTGATCCTGAACACTTCTACTACCATCAAGAACCTCTCTTTTGGGAAACCAAACAATGACTGATGAAACCCTCTGTATCTCTGCAGAGAACATTGTTGAGGAGTATGAGTACGCTCGTACTGAGTACAAAGGTTCATTCCGTGACTCAGAACGAGACTTCTGGGATGGTTATATGACTGCCATTGAGAAACTCTGTGGTGATGTAGTACTTGTCTTTGATGAACAGTAGAGAACGTCTGTTCCTCGAACTTTTCTACATCACAACAAATGCCTTCATCATCGCTGGTGTCATCAGACACTGGCACAACTAAATACACAGACGAAGAACTCACAGCAATGTGTGATCAAGCTCTTCGTGATGAGATCATCAAAGCCTGTGCTTGTGCGTATTGGGAGAACGAGAGATTCAAGGACTCTCTGATCGATGCTCCAGAGCGCCTACAAGCCGTGTTCGATGTGATCTTGGGGTACACCCACCAGTTCGGTGTCGAAGAGGTCTTAGAGAGGCTTAAACACCCCTCTCAGGATCTTCATACAGAGACTCCAGCTCACCAGCCTCATTGAGGTAGTAGCACTCACTGTCCCTGATCTTCTGGTATTCACCCTCAAGTAAATCAGCAAACGCTTCTACCAATGTTTGGCACATCCCTGCTTCTAGGACTGCTTTGTGTAACTGGCTTTGAGCCTCAGCAACAGCCACAATGCCTTCCGGTTCGTTTTCCAGTTCTTCGTCTTCAAGAAACATCAGAGCACCGTTGGCTCTGGTTTGAAGAACCCTCATCCTCGCCATCA